AAAAGATAAAGCAAATTTTAAAACAATTCGTCAAATTATAGCAGATGCCAATGTAAATGATTATGAAGAATTATTTAAAACTTTATTTGATAGAGCATCTGAATATCTACCAGGTAAAGAAGGTACAGTAGCTATTTTAGTTAATGATCATCAATATAAAGGTAATTTTAGAATTGATAAAGAAATCAATGCTATGAGTTTAATTTCAAATTTAATAAATAATAAATAACTATGGAACAACCAGTTCAACAACCACCTATTGACTTAAAAAATACAAGTGCAGTAACAAATTTTGATGGAGGTAATATCTTCCAACAAGGAGTAATTTTACGTAAAGTATCTAAATTTGTAACAGGTACTGATGAAGATGCTCTCCTCCCAATCCCAGTATTTTTTGATCCTCAAACATCTAAGATTTTAACTGATTCAGTTCCCAAAGAATTAAGAGAGGAACTTAAGGATGAACTTTGCTAAATGAAGAACATCTTTGATTGGTTAAAGGAAATCAATACTAAAAAATCCCCAGTTGAATCATTTAGTGATGCCGATTGGGAATTATGGAACTCCTATATGGTACACCGTTTTTTAAGTATGAATATTGATTTTCTTTCTATTGTAAATGAAGTACAATCTTATCCACCTCAAAGTAAAAAAGAAATATATTCAATTTATAAAGAATATATTCCTAAAAACAATAAGTGGAGTAAGTATATTAAATCATCTAATAAAGAACCAAATAAAGATTTAATCAACCATTTAAAAGATCATTTTAAGGTATCTGTTAGAGAAGTAAAAGACTACTTAAGAATTTTGGATACTACAGAAATTTTTCGTATATTAACGGATAGAGGTTTAGAAAAAAAAGAAATAAAACCATTATTAAAATGACATTAGAATTATACAATATGTTAAAATCATCTGCACAAGCAGATAAAGATAAAGCTTTATTATCATTAGAGTTATTAGGCAACAAAGCAGTAGGAATTGGAGATCATTCTACTGAAGACTTTTATAAGAATGCTGAAGAAGCACTTGTAATGTTAGTTGATGCTGATGATAGATTATCCACATTAGAAAAATATTTTAATATTAAAACACAAGTCAATGGGTGATACAATATCCAAATGGCATGAAATGCAAGAGGAAATGAGTGATAGAGAAATTATGGATGCTAAAAAACAAACTTTTATTCCTTCTGATTTAGTTAGTGAAGAAGAATTTGATAAACTAGTTGAGGAATCTCCTGATGCCATTACTGTTAGTCTAGCTGTAGAAATATTTGAAAATGAATATCCAGAATTATCTGAAGAGTATAAAAGAATCTCTGAGGAAATGTATGAGATGTTTGCTCGTAAACATATGGACTATGGTTTAAATAATATTGCTTTAGGAGGTGATATTTTAAATAATAAAGAGGATAAAAAGTTTTCACTCACTGGGTTAGCCATTAGATTAACTGATAAAATTAGCAGATTAAAAAATTTACTTATTAATGGTAAAAACTTTGTAAAAGGCGAAGGAATGGAAGACACGTTTATTGATATAGCTAATTATGGAATAATTGGTTTATTAGTAGGACGTGATAAATGGAAAAAATAAATGATTTATTGGTTTACAGGTCAACCAGGTTCTGGTAAAACAGTTTTAGCGGATTTATTAAAAGAAAAATGGCTTACCCATGCTTATAGAATAGATGGGGATGAGATGAGAGCTTTATTTCAAAATAAAGATTATTCTATTAAAGGTAGAATAGCTAATATAGATGCTGCCCAAAAAATAGCTCATTATTTGCATAATCAAGGTAAAGATGTTATTGTATCATTAGTTTCCCCTTATATAGATCAAAGGGAAGAATTTAAAAAAGTAATGGGATTTGCTTTGACTGAAATTTTTGTACATTACAATATAGCTGAAGTTCGTAGGGGTAGAGAAGAATATCATGTTATGGATTTTCAAAAACCAAATTATGATTTTATAGATATTGATACAACAACAGATACACCAGCTATTTCAATTAAAAAAATATTAGAACATGTCCAAATATAGTTTGTTTATAGGTAGATGGCAACCATGGCACTCAGGTCATAGATGGTTAATAGATCAAAGGTTAAAAGAAGGAAAAAATGTTTGGATAGCTATTAGAGATGTAGAACCAAATGAAAAACAACCTTGGACACCACATGAAGTTCTAATGAATTTATCTAGAGAACTAGCAGATCTTTTAGAAGAAGGGAGAATTAAAATAACAATAGTACCAGACATCGAATCTATTAATTATGGTAGAGGAGTAGGATATGAAATCATAGAACATGTCCCACCTCAAAATATAGAAGAAATCTCAGCCACTAAGATAAGAGAACAAATGAGGAAAGATGGTAAGTTATAAAGAAACTTTAGTAAAAACACTTATATGGAGAGTAATTGCGACATCAATAACATTTATAGTTAGTTGGATTGTAAGTGGGGATATTAAATTTGGATTGTTGATAGGGGGAATAGATACACTTATAAAAACAATAGGTTATTTTTCATACGAAAGAGTATGGAATAATATAAAAAAATAAATTTTGGCTAGAAAAATACCTAAAATAGTAAGAGAGATTAGAGCTAATCCTCCCCAAGAGATAAACTTTGCTTATCAAAAGAATATCTCATATTCACAAATGTCTATATTTCGTGGTTGTCCCCATCGTTGGAAACTACAATATAAAGACAAAATAAAGGTATTTACATCATCTATCCATACTGTATTTGGTACTGCAATACATGAAGTATTACAACATTATTTAGATGTAATGTTTGATACAAGTGCAGCTAATGCAGATAAAATTGATTTAGAAGAATTATTTCAAGAAAAATTTATAGGTGAATATCAAAACCAATATAAGAAAAATAAAGAACAACATTTCTCCTCAGCTGAAGAAATGAGGGAATTTTATGAAGATGGAGTTGGCATTTTAAATTGGTTTAAAAAGAAGCGAGCTAAATATTTTTCAAGACGAGGTTGGCATTTGGTTGGGTGTGAATTACCCTTAGTTATTTCACCTAATAAAATGTACAATAATATAAAATACACAGGATTTTTAGATGTTGTTTTATATAATGAAAAATATGATACTTTTAAAATTATAGATATTAAAACCAGTACCAAAGGTTGGAATGCTAGAGATAAGAAAAATGAAGATAAACAATACCAATTACTTTTATATAAACAATTTTTTAGTGAACAATATGGTATTCCTTTAAAGAATATTGATGTTGAATTTTTTATTGTAAAAAGAAAAGTATTATCGTTTGATGATGAAAATATAATGTCTCCCCATCAAGCGTATAGAGTACAAACATTTTCCCCACCTAGTGGAAAAATTAAATTAAGTAGAGCTAAAAAAGCAATAAGTAATTTTATAAATGAATGTTTTAACTCAAATGGAGACATTAAAGATATAGAATATCCCAAATCTGTTTCAAAATGGAATTGTATGTTTTGTCCCTTTAAAGAAGATAAAGAAACTTGTGGAGAAGGTATAATTTACTAAAGTTTCAATATATTTATATATAAACGTTTTAATTAATGAAGATTATGAGTCAAACTAAAGAAATGACACTTACAAGTGTTAAAGTTAAAAGCGATTTATTTGAGAATTTTAAAATTGAATGCGTAAAGCGAAAGTTTTCATTCCAAAAACTTGCCGATCGAGCTTTGTTTTTGTATCTTACAGATGAAGATTTTCGTAAACAAATTTCAAACCAAACAAATCTCGAACTATAAATCTAAAAATAAATGAATCAAAGTTTTAAACACCTTCCTAAAGATAAAAGGAAGAAAATTCTACTCATTTGTGATGATATTAGAGTACATTCAGGAGTAGCAACTGTAGCTAAAGAAATTGTATTCCATACAGCTCACCACTTTAATTGGGTTCAAATAGCAGGAGCAATCAAACATCCTGATAAGGGAAAAAAGTTAGATTTATCTGCTGATTTAAATAAACAACTTGATATTGATGACACTAATGTCCATATCTACCCAGTAGATGGTTATGGTAATCCGCAGTTACTACGCCAAGTAATCAAGGGAGAAAAACCTGATGCTATAATGTTAATTACAGATCCTAGATACTTTACTTGGGTGTTTGCTATGGAGCATGAAATTCGTAAAAATATTCCTATTACTTATTTGAATATTTGGGATGATTATCCTGCTCCAATGTATAATAGAGCATACTATGAAGCTTGTGATTTATTAATGGGGATTTCTAAACAAACTGTTAATATTAATAGAATTGTATTAGAAGAAAAAGCTAAAGATAGATTGTTAAAATATATTCCTCATGGTTTAAATAATGAAGTTTACTTCCCAGTTGATAAAGATAATAAGGAATTAGTTAAGTTTAAAAAGAATTTATTTGGTAAACGAAATCCTAAATTTGTTTTATTTTTTAATTCTAGAAATATTAGAAGAAAACAAACATCAGATGCATTAATAGCATTTAGAGCATTTTTAGATACCCTCCCAAAGGAAGAAGCTAGAGATTGTTACTTTGTATTACACACAGAAATTGCTTCAGAACATGGTACAGATTTAGGTGTTGTAAAAACTTACCTTTTTGAAGAAGATTACCCAGATAATGTGATTTTTTCAACACAAAAATATTCTCAAATTCAACTAAATTATTTGTATAATCTAGCTGATGTTCAAATATTATTAACTTCAAATGAAGGATGGGGGTTAACTTTAACTGAATCACTTTTAGTAGGAAACCCAATTATAGCAAATGTGACCGGTGGAATGCAAGATCAAATGCGATTTGAAGATGAAAATGGAGATTGGATAGATTTCTCAGCAGATTTCCCTTCAAATCATAGGGGAACCTATAAAAAACATGGTGAGTGGGCTTTTCCAGTCTATCCTTCTTCTAGATCAGTACAAGGTTCAATCCCAACTCCTTACATTTATGATGATAGATGTAGATGGGAGGATGCAGCAGATAGAATAAAAGAAGTTTATGATTTAGGTCCTGAAGAAAGAAAACGAAGAGGATTAAAAGGTAGAGAATGGGCTTTAAGTGATGAAGCTGGATTTACCTCTAAACACCAAGCTAATAGAGTAATGGAAGCTTTTACTGAATTATTTAAAACTTGGAAACCAAGAGAAAAATATGAAATAGTAAACGCTACTGAATTTAAAGGAAGAACATTAAAACATAAATTAATATACTAAGTTATGAGTAAACCGTTATATGTAATTAGTTGCCCATTTGATACTTACTCTGGGTATGGAGCTAGAAGTAGAGATTATATTAAAGCTGTTTTAGAATTAGATCAATTTGATGTTAGATTAATCCCACAACGTTGGGGGGAAACAGCTTGGGGGTTTTGTGAAGATTTCCCTGAATGGAAACATCTATATGACTTAGTAATCCCAGGAGGAAAATTAGAAACCCAACCTGACGTATGGACTCAAATTACTATTCCAAATGAATTCCAACCAGTAGGGAAATATAATATTGGTGTTACAGCAGGTGTTGAATCAACAGTATGTGCCCAAGATTGGGTTGAAGGGTTAAATAGAGTTGATGTTACTTTTGTTTCATCAGAACATTCTAAAAAGGTATTTGAAACCGTTCAATATGAAAAAAAGGATAAACGAACTGATCAAGTAGTAGATATTATAAAATTACAAAAACCTGTAGAAGTATTATTTGAGGGAATGAATTTAGATATCTATAAAAAAATTACTCCTAAAGAAATTGTTGACATTGATTTAAGTTCTATTAAAGAAGAATTTTGTTATCTTTTTGTAGGACATTGGATGGCAGGTAATTTAGGACATGACAGAAAAAATGTAGGGTTATTAGTAAAATCCTTTTTAGAAACTTTTAAAAATAAACCTGGTAAAAAACCTGCTTTAATCTTAAAAGCATCCATAGGATCTAATTCTTATTCATCTAGAGAAGAAATTCTAAAACGAATAAATAAAATTAAAGCTACAATACCATCCAAAAATTTACCTAACATTTATGTTTTAAGTGGAGAATTTAGTGATGAAGAAATGAATCAACTATATAACCATCCTAAAATAAAAGCTATGGTAAGCATAACTAAAGGTGAAGGATATGGAAGACCTTTATTAGAATTTACAGCAACAGGTAAACCTATTATGGCTAGTGGATGGTCAGGCCAAGTTGACTTCCTTAAACCTGATATGTCATTTTTATTGCCTGGTAAATTAGAAAATGTTCATAAAAGTGCAGCTAATAAGTGGTTATTAGAAAGTGGACAATGGTTTACTCCTGATCTTGCTACTTTAGGAAATGTTTTTAAAGATATGGTAAAACATTATAAAAAATATTTAGCAGGTGGTAAAAAACAAAAATATTATGCTAAAAAGAATTTTTCATTTGAGGCAATGAAAGATTTACTAGGAAAACATTTTGATAAATACATTCCTAAATTTCCAACTAAAGTAGAATTAAATATCCCAACCCTAGAAAAAATAGACTAATGAATTTTGATGATTTAATAGAATGTACTAGATGTGGTAGTGATGCTTGTTATAAGCAAGAAGTAAATCAAGAAATTACTCTTGAGATGTGTTTTGGTTGTGGCTTTCAACATAATTCAATCATGACAAGTGGTAGTCAATTTCTCCATGAACAATTAGAAACTCTTCCTGAATTACATAAGGCATTAATGGATGAAGAAGAAGATAGTGGGAAAGTATGGATGCCTACTACAATTAATATCCCAGATAAAGGAATGATATTTGCTGAAGGAAATAAAAGAGATAATTGGGCTTGGGCAGCAGTAAAAGCTATACCTGATGATGAAAAACAATTCAAAACAGATATGTCTTCAGCTAAACATTTCCCAGAAAGAGATTTTATAGGAGCTTTAAGTTATATAGGAGTATTACCTGAATAAAAATGAGAATATTAGTAACTGGTGGTGGTGGTTTTATTGGAAGTAATTTAGTTAACTATTTACTTAAGGATCCCACTGTAAGAGTTTATAGTTTAGATAATAACCCTCGCATTAAAAATAAAGATATAAATAATTTTCTTTTAGATGTAAAAGATATTAATGAAATATCCTTCAAACCAGATATTATTTACCATCTAGCAGCTCAATCTAGAGTTCAACCCTCATTTAAAAACCCAAAACAAAGTGTAATAGACAATGTAATGGGTACTTTAGAAGTTTTAGAATATACTAGAAAAAACAAATGTAAAGTAGTATATGCAGGTTCATCATCTAAACACTTTGACCACTCAGCTTCACCATATTCTTGTTCAAAATATATGGGTGAGTCACTTTGTAAAATGTATAAAAAAAGTTTTGGTTTAGATATTGAAATAGCTCGTTTTTATAACGTATATGGACCTAATGAAGATTTAAATCCCATAGATGGAAACGTAATTGGAATTTGGAGGTATAATGTTTCTAAAGGAAAAAAATGTAAAATAGTAGGAGATGGAGAACAAGAAAGAGATTTTATTCATGTCCAAGATATTGTTGAAGGGTTAGTAGCTATTGGAGAGGGAATTTCTAGTCATGAAGACGCTTGGGAATTAGGAACAGGTTCAACTACTAGTATAAATAATTTAGCTGTAATGTTTCATGAACGTTTTGGTACTACTTTTGAATACATTGATGACCAAAAAGGAAATATGAGACAAACCAAATTAGTAAACAAAGATGCTTATGAAAGATTAGGTTGGATCCCCAAAAGGAAGTTGGTAGATTATATAATGACCTTATGATTGTACAGCAGTGTAATAGGTGTGGAGAAGAGTTTAAAAGCTATGCTACAGCTAAAAGAAAATATTGTAGTAGGTATTGCTTTGAAAAAAAAAGACCCCCAACTAATTGTTTAGAGTGTGGAGTTGAATTTTGGAAAAGTGGAGAGACTAAAATGAAATATTGTAGTCAAAAATGTTCTTCTAAAGCTCATAAAGGTACATTTAAAAAAGGACATAAAGTAAATTTAGGTAGAGTATTTACAGCTGAAACAAAAGAAAAAATATCTAATGCTCATAGGAGAATAAGAAGTAAATGGGTTAAAGATTGGATGCAGTTTCCTATGTTTAATGTTGAAGGATGTAAAAAAATAATAGAGTATGGGAAGGAAAATGGATATGATTTTCAAACAGCTATAAATGGGGGAGAATACTTTATTAAAGAATTAGGATATTGGGTTGATGGTTATGATATTAAAAACAATGTTGTAATAGAATATATGGAAAAGTTTCATAAAACACCTCAGCATACAAAAAAGGATAAAATTAGAAAAGAAAGAATCATAAATAACCTAAAATGTAAATATATTGAAATATGGGAATAAAGATTTCATATGCAGTTTGTGTTTGTAATGAATTTGTAGAAATACAAAAACTATTACCTTTTCTTTTAGAAAATAAAAGAGATGAAGATGAAATTACTATTTTGTTTGATGTTCAAGGTGGATCAGATAAAGTAGAAGAATA